TCAATTTGTTTTTGGATGACTCCGATGACAAGTTAGTGGTGTTCGCTAACCATCAAGGCGCTTTGAATGCACTGGAAAAGAAATGTCCAAAGTCTGTCAGAATCGATGGCAATGTGTCACAGGCAAAACGCAAACAGCGAGTGAATCAATTTGTCAGTGACAAATCCACACGTCTGTTGATTGGCAATCTCAGGGCTGCTGGAACTGGCATTGACGGACTGCAACACGCTTCAGCCAATGTGGTGTTTGCGGAGATGCCGTGGCAGCCCGGTGCAGCAATCCAAGGTGAAGATCGTTTATGGAGAATCGGGGCAACAAAGAAAGTGTGGTCCTGGTACTTGGTTGCTGCTGGTACTATCGAGGAACGACTGTGCAATGTTCTACAACGAAAGCAGGACGAGTTGGAGAGAGTGCTTGACGGAGAATCAGTAGGCTCACTGGATGTGTTCTCAGAATTATTCAAATAAACGAGGCGAGGCGAGGCGAAACGACACGAGACGACACGAAACGAAACGAAACGCTTTTTCAAAAACGGAGAACTGAAATGGGTAGACTTACAAAAGCGGAACTGCAATTTTTCCTCGAACTGATTGCGCATCGTTATGGATTTGGGTATTCCGATGAGAAGGCCGAGTGCCTGGGCAAAGAAATCGGTGTTGGTCAACTGCAAGCTAAACTGAGTATGATGGTGGAGGTGGCCCCCGAATAAAACAAGACGAACCAACGCGAAACAAAGATAAGTCGATTCGACTCTAACCGAAACGATACGAGGCGAACCGAAACGAGACGTTTTTACACAACACACCAAATCAAACAAAGGGAGTACTGAATGATGACGACTGCAAGGGACTCTTTCAGCAGAACATCATGCAATTGCGAAAAATGTTCTGCCTTCTGCAAGGATGTTCCGGGTTTCCTGGTTCCAGGCGATCTTAAAGCAATTGCACTTTTCCTTGGAAAGACAGTGGACGATATCAAGGACAAGTTCCGTGCTTCGATTGCCACTAAGGTCATGGACAGCAAAGGGGAAGTCAGAAGTGTTCCTACCATTGTTCCTGACCTGGATGATAATGGTCATTGTGTGTTTCTACAGGAGGACGGTCTTTGCTCCATTCATGAGGCTTCTCCTTACGGCTGTGCTGTGTTTGATGAGCACATGTCTGATGGAGAAGCAGAAAACCGCCTTCGGATGGCAATCAGGGACATTGGTAGGGACATGATGGCTGAAGGACTGTACTTCCGAACATGGAATGAGTTGGCAAATGAGTACGGTCCAGTCGAACGGATCAAGAAACAGGACTTGGCTGATATCAATTCTGTGGCTGTGCAAGCCATTGACTCGTTGTTGTCAGAACGTGATGACATCCGAAGAATGGCTACAATGGGACCGAACATGGATATTCTGGATGCCATGTTGACCAAACAGGTCATAACCACCCTGGCAGCGCTAATCCAGAATGGATTCTTGCAGAAGATGCGTGACTACCTTGTCAAAGAGTTGGGAGACCTCAATGACTCAGAAGCTTCTTGATTTTCTTCAAGAGAACCACATACAGTTCCGAGAGGGAGGCACCCATCAGCATGTTCGACATGGGTGGATTGGCTTTCATTGTCACTGGTGTGGTTCTCAGAATTGGCATCTTGGTGTCCGATTGGCTGACGGGTACACGACCTGTTGGAGATGTGGAAGGAAGTCGCTTTTTGAGTTACTAGCAATCCTAACCAAGTGCCCCAAGCACCAGATCGTTGAAGTGGTCAACGATGTGCGGGGCGGATCGACCGATTACCACATTGGTAGCCGCGTTGGTGGAAGGACTACCCTTCCTCCTGGCGTGGAATCGATGATGCCCCCTCACCGGAGATACCTCCAGAAGAGGGGGTTTCTTCCGTTAGAGTTGGAGGACGTTTGGGGAGTTCGTGGCATAGGCTTCTGTAAGCCTCTCTCGTGGCGTCTATTCATACCCATCAAACTACACGGGGAAATCGTTTCGTGGACTACACGGGCTATTGGCGCGGCTCAGCCACGGTATATTTCGGCTTCCCCCGAACAAGAGACGATAGAACACAAGAATTTGTTGTACGGAGCCGATTTAGCCAATCACGGGATTGTAGTGGTTGAGGGTCCTACAGATGCTTGGGCAATAGGTCCAGGTGCCGTGGCTACCATGGGACTTGAGGTCAGTTCTACCCAACTCCATGAAATTGGAGCATACCCTTCCAGGGCAATATGTTTTGACAATTCGGATGTAGCAAGGAAGAGAGCCGAGAAGCTGGCCAGAAGGCTAGAAGACGATCACTTTCCTGGTGAAACCCACCTGATAGAGTTAGAGACTGGGGATGATCCGGCTGACTGTGATCCAATGGAAATCGAGGACATTCGTAGAAAATTCATCGAAATCGGGATTCCATCTTCTAAGAAGTCAGCCTAGAATACAAACGGTGGAACGAAACCAGCAACCAATTTGTGGGTTGGTTGCTGTTTGGAGGTAAGCCACAGTGGTCACTACAACCAACCTTACGAAATTGAATGTTCTGCTGTGCGTTCGTGACCACGCGCGCAGTGAGCATTCTTTCGATAGAGCCCCAGTGGGTCCACAAGCCCACTGGGGCTATTCTTATGCACCCATTAGGTGGACAAATGAATAGTAATGACTTGCATTCTGAACGTAGCTTTGAAGAACTCAAATCCTTACTCTCACAAGAAGGGTGGTTTCCACTACATAGGGCGGTGATTCAAATTACCGGAGGAATGGAAGAAGCCGCTGTTGTTCATTTTCTGATAAACTACCATAGCCGCATCAAACGAAGCCCTTATTACAAGTGGGACGATGGGTGGTTTTACTGCAAGATAAGTACGATGGAAAATGAGTTGTGCCTAAAAAGAACGAAGCAACAAACGATTATCAAAAAGCTGGTTGAATTGGGATTGGTAGAAACGACAAGGAAGGGATTGCCCGCTAAGCGTTTTTTCAGAATCAATCCAGAAGTGATCAAACAGGCGGTGATTGAATGGGAAATCGAGAGGTCGAATGACCCATCTAATGGAGAGTATGGGTATGGTCCTGTGGAGGGGCTTAAACCAGAAAAACAAGAGTACCGGGAAACTGAAACGCACTTTGCAGAATCGCGGTATACTGGATTACCGGAAAACTGCAAAGATAATAAGAAGGAATATAGTAAGAAGAAAGAAAGTAAAAAGGGTAGGGACGGACGGCAGAAAGCCGCCCGTCGTCCCCCCCGATCTAAGGTCCCATACAAACCGAAACCATTTGAATTGGAATTAGCCGCGAGGCTACGTTCCATCCTGATCAAACATGCCTGTCCTTACGTGGAGAACACCGCTGAAAGGCGAGGTTTCTCAAAAAACGGATTAGCAAAGAACTTCAATGCTTTACTCAACAGGGGAGTGCCGCTAGAAAAAATCGATGATGTCCTTGATTGGTTGGATGAACACTACAACGATCCCTACGTGCCGCACATGTCGGAGCGAGTAAACTCGTTTCTGACAAAGTGGGAGAAGTTCGTCGATGCCAAAGTCCGCTGGGAAATGGACAACGGGATTGAGCCCGAAGAGGAAACCGTTCAATTGGAGATTCCCGAGACTGACGAATTCAAGATCAAAATCAGAAAGCATCTCCGACAACGCGGAGTTCTGAAGCTGTTTGAGATGGCTGCGCCTGATGACGTTTTGGGCGCAATCGAGGATTTGGGACTACCGCCAAATTGCATTGACCCGGTTAAGGATTCTCTTTGGGACACCGTACAGGACAGGACGATATGAAATCACGAAGATACACGGGAAGTGACGCCCGATTGGTACTCACCGGAATCATTACCGACCATGCCGTTTGTTCGAGGATTGCATCGCAGTGGGACGGGGAACTTTTTGAGAGTCCCGATGCCAATCTGATCACTGGTTGGTGTGTGAAGTACCTGAAGTCCTACGGCGAGCCGCCGAATGGGAAGATTGGTGATTTGTTCCGAGAATGGGCCGAGGGCAAAAACGTCACCGAAGCGAGGGTGGCGACCATCGAACGGATGCTTCGGCAGTCCGCGAGACTCGCAGAGCGGGAGGAACCCCCTACATCGGACTACATCTTGGATCGGGCAGGGAAATTCTTCTCCAAGGCCCGATTGCGGAGGTGTTGGGAGGAAGCCGAAGCCCTCTTGGACAGAAATGACGTTGAAGGGGCCTACGGCGTTTTCACTCGCGTTCAAAAGGTGGAGTTGGGCACTGGGAGCCTGATCAGGCTACACGACGACTACGGGGCCTGGAGGGACGCTCTCGACGAATCGAGAGAATCACCACTATTGGGGTATTCTGGACCCCTCCAGGAGTTCCTGGGGGAGATGACGACCAGGGAAAACTTCCTGGCGTTCATGGGACCGGACAAGAGCTACAAATCGTTCATGATCCTCGATACCGCGTTTCGGGCGCTGCGGGCCAAGCGGAGGGTGGCGTTTTTCGAGGTGGGGGACATGAGTCAGCATCAGGTCATGAGACGAATGGCCGCTCGTTTTTCAAAGCGGCCTATCAACCCAATCATGTATCGCGTTCCACAATCGCTGTTCATTACAAAAGAAGGTATTGAAATTGATTGGAAGACGAAGCGAGAGACGGAGAGGTTATCCCCCCAGCAGTGTTTCAAAGCTGTGCGTCGAGCCTGCCGGAACAAGGATGTTTTCAGACTCACGTGCCATCCGAATAGCTCGATTGATATTTATGGGATCGAATCGATTTTGAAAGATTGGGCCAGAGATGGCTGGGTTGCTGACGTGGTTTTGATAGACTATGCGGATATCCTGGCACCGCCGCCAGGAATTCGCGAGGTCAATGAGCAGATCGATGCTACCTGGAAAGCTATGCGGAGGATCAGTCAGGAGTTTCATTGCCTGTTGATGACAGCCACGCAATCGAATGCGGCTGCTTATCGAAGAAAGGGCAAAGCCCTGGGAAAAGAGCACTTTTCTGGGAGAAAGACCAAGCTGGCTCATGTCACTGGAATGTTGGGACTATCCACGAGTCAGGAACTCAGAAAAAACCAAGTGATTGGGATGAATTGGGTGGCACGACGTGATGGGAAGTATGATGAGAATCACATTTTCAAAGTCGCTGGGTGCCTGGATATTGCCAATCCTTTGATGAAATGTGAAGAAAGTTGGTAGATTTTTTCCGTTCGGAAAATTCTGGGACGTATGTTAATGATAGAAAACCGGACACACTTACACTGAAACACATAGGAGACTCTGAAATGCTTTTGTTGAAGAAGGATGCAGTTGATCTGTTCGTTGGGCTGGCGTTCAGGAGCGCGTCTGGTTGGTCTGATGATAAGTTTCTGAAGAAGATCAGGGAGTTCGCTGTATCAGAGGCTTATGCGGGAGTGGAGGTCTCCGAAGATTTGGTGGAGGATGAGGGACGGCGGAACGAACTAAATCTCCTTCTGGAATCGATCCGTGATTGCGGAGGCGAGGTCCAATTGGTGTATGAAGATGAGTTGCCCGAACCGGATGACGATGATGGGGAAGAAGTAGAGGTTGAGGACGTTGAGGAAGTTGCGAAGGAGAGTGAGGAGAACAACGACCCAGACCTTTTAGCAGAGGAGGCGAAAGAAGAAGCACAGGGTAGTCAGGTGGAAGATGAGGAGGATTGGGATTGGGCGGAAGAGGAAGACGAGAAAGAGAAAGAGAAGAAGAAACCCGAACCCGAGAAGAAACCGAAGAAGGGGAAGCGACGGGGCCGGAAGCCGAAGACGGAGAAGCCCGAGGAACCTGTTGAGCAGGAACCTGATCCTGTGGCTGAGTCTGAGGAAGAACAGGAGGAGAAGCCGAAGAAGGCCAAGAAACCGAAATCGAAGACCGACCACCGTCAACGGCGACGACGAGGGGAAATTGGGCCGGATGTTGGATCGCCGGAAGGGATCGTGTCAAGGAAGAATCGATTGTTCTGGGCTGGAGTCCTGTTGAGAAAGCGAGGACTTGAGCATGGAATCACGGATGAACTGGTGGAAGAGTTGGATGAGTTGTGTGGAATCCCAAACAAATCCGCATCGGCCAATCAGCTTGGTCTTGCTTGGCACGTGATCAATGGATATGTGAATGGTTGAGTGCGGCATTTTGTAGGAAGGAATCGTTAGATGTTGTTATTAAGTAGGAAGAAGAATGAAAGCATTGTCATCAGCGACAACATTGAGATTACTGTTGTCGAGATTCGAGGTGACAAGGTGAGGTTGGGGGTCACTGCTCCCAAGGAGATTCCCGTACACAGGCGGGAAGTGTTCGACGCAATCCGTAAGCAGGAGAATGATTGTGTTGGTAGAGCGAAAGCGACTACTTGATGCGTTGATGTTTGTAGCGTCTGGACTGGACAAGGAAGGAATGGTAGAACAATCCAGCCACTTCATCTTTGGTGATGGAATGGTTTCTACCTACAGTGACTCGGTATCTTGTTCAGCCAAGAGCCCTTTGGATATCGATTGCGTTGTTCTTGCTGAACCGCTATTGGCACTGGTTCGACGGCTGCCGGATAGTTTGGAAATCGAGATGAAGGATGAGGGACTGTCGATCAAATCCGGTAGGAAGAGAGGGACGGTCAAGGTTGAGCAGTCCTTGAAAACTCCAATCACCAAGATAGAGAAGCCTGTGGAGTGGAAGAAACTACCAAAGGGTTTCACGGATGCCGTGGACATTGTGAGAGGTTGTGCTGGTACGGACAATAGTGTGTTTTTGCTAACCTGTGTAAATTTCACGAAGCGGTGGGTGGAGGCATCGGATGGTTATCAAGTGTGCCGCTATCCGATTGATCTGCCTATCAATACTGGGATGGTGGTTCGCAGCGCTTCTTTGAAGTTCATTGCCAAGCACCTGATGGTCGAGTGTAGTGAGACGGAAAACTGGCTACACCTCCGTAATCAGGAAGGGCAGACGGTATCGTGTCGAAGGTTCGTGGAGAGATACCCGTCGAACAAGATCGATGCTGTGTTAAATGCTGATGGAATGACAGGCATCGAACTGGCAGAAGACTTGTCAAGTTGTCTGAAGACCTGTCAGATTTTCAGCAGTGACTCTGAGGAAGGTAATTTGGTGGAGGTTCGGCTGAAGAAGGACAAATTACGGCTAGAGGGACGTGGTAAGCATGGAAGCTATTCGGAGGTGTTGGATACCAAGTATGATGGGAGTCCTCTTCGGTTCAGGATTTCGCCAAGTCTGCTGGAAGCGGTTACAAGGAAGAAAGGCCGTTGTGAAATCTCCGATAGCATTTTGAAAGTAGTTTGTGGTGCTTTCACATTTGCAACAGCAACATTACCGTTGGAGGATTGATG